GTCATGTCCTCTTATAACAACTTGCAAACCACCTGTGCCAGATGCAACAGTTACGTTTAGTGATACTAAAATCCCTTTTGCATTTTTATTCGTCATATTTGGGCTGGTTGTAGTGCTAGTTCTTGCAGCACTTGCAAGCAACGTACCTTCAGCATTTAGTACAAAATCTGCTATTCCTTCTGCAACTTTACTACCCGTTAGCTCGGCAGATACTTTAGCCTTTCCATCGTCTGTACCCTTTTGGAATATAAAAACCCCGCCCTCTGTTTTAACGACATTGGCTGATAGCATCAACCATTCGTCAAGGTTGCTATCATAGATCGCTGGGGTTTTAACATTCTGCCCATCATAATTTAGTGGTTTATTGTATTTCTGTCCAGCAGCCATATTATCCCTCCCTTCTTAGTGCTTGTCTTACCTGGTCGCTTACCAGTCGAATTACTCTTTCTTTATTACGGTTAAATGGATCTTCAAGGTACTTGGCCTTTCCGTCTGTATGGCGCAACGATAAGTCCTCGTGCTGTTTGACAGCATATGGAGTATTAAATGACACAAAAACAGATTCCTCGCTTGGCACATCGGTAACAGTTCCAGATCTTCGAAGCGTACCCGAATCTATCGGTGTTTCGTCAATAGACTCGGTTAAAATATGCTCTGCCCCATCGTGAAGGGCCTGCATTGCTGCCTGCCTGGCTATTCTTCTAGCTAAATCTCCCCGCCACCTAAAGTTGCTCATACATAAACCTCCCGGTGACTATATTCCCCGTCAAGATCAAAATGCTCGGTGTAGTTTATGACCTCGCACTCCCTACCGCCATAAACAAGAACATCTGCGGGGTTAATAATTTCCACGCAAAATACCTTTGCCTGAGAAATGACTTCATTTCCCTGTCGGTCTTTTACTTTTCTTAACCCCCCCTCCCATCGGACTTGAATATCAACCGCATCGGCAAAGATTGGCTCAGTATAGGCGTTCTGTCCTGTTTTTTTCTTCCATTGCGCTGATTGATTTAAGGTTGACTCAATCACGTTATCACCGCCGAACCTGCAAGATAGGGACGTAATAATTCTTTAGCCTCTTGAGAGATTAAGCCCCTGCCACTGCCAGGATTGTAGGTTTCCGAAGTGCTGCCTATGCCAATACTCCGAACACCTTCCTGCTGCAGTTTGCGCCGCTTTGAATTGCCACGGTCCAGAAGTGCAATAGCTTCCTCGCACTGGGTATCTTTTACCGCTTGGGGTACTTCGTTTTCACACCAAAGACTACCGTCCCAAACTAGCTCGACGTTGCCGATGTAGTTTAGGTGGTTATTGACAGACCGCTGATAGCACCGGGGAAACTGTAATATCTGAATGGTTAGCTTTTTTCTGCCTTTTAGAAATTGCCGATCAATGGCTTTTGTTGCACTAATTAAGGCTCTGGCCTTATCATCTGCACTGGCGGCAGTCCATGCGGACGAATACAGGCGCTCATTAAAATACGTGTCGGCACCGGAAACGCTGACATATGAATTAGCGCCAACCACAATTTCCACAGCCATAAATCTTCACCCCCATAGAGACATGGGGAGCATTCTCTCCCCATGTCTTATACCCGAATATATTCAATATAGGCATTACCTTTAAGTCCAGCGGCGGCACCAGTAGCCATACTGACAGTCAAATACTGATTTGCAGTCCATAGCTTTGCCCTTTTGCCGTTAGTTCCAAGGTCAGCAAAAGCCCCGGCAGCGGTGTGAACGTCCAAACCATCGATCAGGTTATCGACTTTAGTAGTGCCGTTGGTAGTAATACCTGCATCAACAGTACAGGCACCTGTGGCAACTGTAGTGACGTTTAAAGTGAGCTTGGTAACGATAAGATCTGCACCTTCGGGATTGGTAATAGCTAAAATACCGCCTGCTGCATCAGAGGCAGCAAGGGCTACTTTATATGCTCCACATTGTTTAGACATGATTATTCTCCTTTCACTGGCAAAGTTAAATTAATATATACTCGATATAAACATTACCCACAAGACCAGCAGATGCACCGGAAGCCATAGAGCCCGTTACATACTGTGTTGCCCCGCACCTTTGGCGTGATTTTCCGTTTACGCCTTTGTCGGTAATGTTGTCAAACAAACCGGTTGCGGCGTTAATGTCCAGTCCATCAATGAGCGTGTCGCTTAATGTAGTACCATCATTTGCCACACCCACGTCAATAGTGCAGGCCTCGGTTGTCTTTGTGGTCACGTCAAGAAAAACGCGTTGGATAATAGCAGCAGCACCGGGAGCCCAAGCAAATACCCCACCAGCAGTATCCACAGCGGCCAAAGGAACAACTTCCGTCCTGACAATCCTATCCGTTCCGGCCAGGAGGTTTATCTCCGCTGTGGTTACGGTTGCGCCGTCCAATTTGTTTAGCTCAGCCGCCGAGGACGTAACGGCTATGCCGCTGATTTTCAAGCCGGCCAGGAAGTCAACCACTGACCGGTATACTTTAGGCCCAAACCATGTCATATTGCTTTACCTCCCTTACGCGGTTAAGATAGAAAACGGGTATCTAGTTGCGGCGTTCTGGTTGACACGCGAAATCGGATTCGGTAACTGCCATCCCAGGCGCATCACGGCACGTAAAGCAATCATATCCTGCTGAGCTAGATTGTAAATAATATTCCCCGCGGCATCTTGGATAACGGCTTCAGTTAGCACCTTGTACGTCACATCCTGCCGCATAGCATAAACAAGTTGTTGCCAGTCACCGGAAATGAGCAATCCCTGGGTAGCGTCAATTGCACCATTGGTCGGAAATACTACCTCAGCACCGTCCAATTCATAACGGGTAGTTTCCTGCATGCTGCGATTAAAAATAGGTATGCCGTTTGCATCACGTAAGCCACGTAAGCGGGCCTTCATGGTCAGCGCACCGACATGACCGGTAGTCATAAAACCGTCATTTTCTACCAATGCCAAAGTGCCACCCTCACCCAAAATATCATCATAAATATCAGCACCAGTACCAACAACTACAGTATGACCAGCAGCAGTTGCAGCAGTTAAAATATCGTCGGGCCAATCGGCAGGGGCATTAGTGCCGTAAAGAACGGCCTGGTCGAATGCAACGCCAAAAGCTTCAACCATACGCGGCTTTACTTCGCCCCAAATGTCGTAATCGGCATCGTCCAGAACAGCTTCCGGAATAGGCACAATAACAGCTAACTCCTCAGCATTAATGTACTTGTTTTCCCAAGCCATCTGAGAGGTTTGCTTTAGACCAGTATCACCGCTCACAAAGTAGGCAGTGATCAGGCTGGACAAAATGGGTAGTTTGCGCTGTTTCCTACTCATGGTCGGGAGCTTCCGGGCAAGGCGCATAATTGCACTATTTTGCGGCACTCCTTGGATAATCTCTTTACTTACTTCTTCCGGAATTAACGCATCAGCCCCGGTCCTGTCGATAATGTTGTTAAATGGCATAATTGTCTACCTCCATGATTAATTTTTACCTTCTACCCGCCGATTTTCTTATAAAATCATTCATACTCTTACCACCAGTACCGCCGCCATCCGGTGGGTTACTTCCACCACCTACTGAGCCAGCGCCAGCGGCTTTTTTTAGCCATGGTTTTTCCTTTGCCAGAGCTTCCAGTGCTGCTTTAACGCCTTTCACGTCACCCTTTTCAGTTACCTCAATGTTGTCTTTATCCAGCAGGGCATAGGCTGCATCTGCGTCCACGAGACCCATTTCAGAGGCCGCAGCTTTTACTTCGGCTTTAATTAGGCGTTGATTAGCTGCTTCCATAACAGCTTTACCTTTCTTCTCAGCTTCTTCTTTTTCGGCTTTGAGCTTTTCAGCCTCGGTCATAGCTGCTTTTTTCTTTTCTTCTTCTAGCTGAGTTTCCCAGGCTTTACGTTCCCTGGCTAATCTCCTACTAATAACATCGTCAAGATCCTTTTGTGTGAATGTCTTTTCCTGCGCACCTTGACCACCGTTGCCACCGTTGCCACCGGTACCTGCGCCAGTTCCAG